GTGAGCCGTTGAACGATATACCCTGCATCCCAAGTGTGGGATGGCGGACTGGCATTTCGGGGCCATCGAATGTCTAATTAAACAAGATGGTTTGATACGCAGCAGGAACGGCACCGATGACCTCCTGTGGGGCCTCCCCTTGCTTAAAATTGAACAGTGTTCGAATTCCCTTCCAGATGTTAGGGACTCCTTGTTCAATTCTGTCGGGGAGACTGACGTCTTTCGACATCCGCTTCATTGATCTGGACTTACGTCCTAATCTTCCGCGCCGTGAAGCTACTGCGGAAGATGCACCTCCTCTCGCGAGGTGCTTACGTGATGATTTGTGTTTCCTGGAGAATTTGAGGGATACTTGGCGGATCGATTTCTTGGAAGGCATTCTGAATAATTAGGGATAAATCCCCAACGTTGACTGGCCACAGGTCCATGCGAACTACAGGAACATAGGAATATGTCTCTTTCATTTGCTGGGCTGTGGCCATTTCAGAATCTCTCCAAGTATTGGTCCGTCGCAAGAGACGTCTCAAACTCTTCAGTTTTGGAGCTCGCCAAACTTTCTTGGGCTCCAAATACCCACCTCCATCAGTAAACACACGATCTCGAACAAGAGACGTGTTTACCGAAACAAGGTCGGGATCATCATCCAGTATGGGAGCATACCCATCTGGGAAAGGGAATAGGAAAAAAGGATTCTTACTGAGGCAATGATCATCGTATGCAAGCAGCTGCTTGATTCGATGCTCATCATCCTCGTCTCGGAGATCCTCTTCGTCATATTCCTCTTTACTTTCACAAAGTTCAGGGACCTGTAATACCGGCGTGGGTACGACTGTCGTAACAAAATAAAGGCAAGATTTGTTGTTGCCATTACAGTTAGGATATTCATAGTCGAGTTTGTTACCCATTTGATCCTTGAACTTCATTTCAATTTTTGCCAAATCTGGCTTCCTCTCAACCACCTTGCCTAGGTGACGGACGTTCCGGGAGTATGCGATCGCACGTTGAACACGTGTGAACTTGCAATCCCAGGCATCATCACAAACGGGTAATTCGAACCCAAGCCCACCATTTTGTGGACTGGCAAAGAGATTAAGAAGGCCATTTTGGGTTTGTTGGCGGATTTCATCCCTATGTATTGAAAGATATCTTACTAAAGCATGAGCCTCAGAAAAAGCGGTAGTTTTCGCTTTATTCCAAGCAGCTGCAAGGTCGTGGACAGGACTGTCACTTTTGACCTTTGCAGCCGAGCCCTCACATATGAGGCCCGTCATGAAGTAGGGTGTATATTTCCAAGTTCCATGTCGCGGTGTGGAACGATCTAAACAACTGAACCGCCATTGTTGGCTGTTGACAGTTGCCAGATAGGGATGGACGAGGCTTTTTCCTGGACTAAGTTCGAATCCGAAATCAGCTGCTTTAGCTTCCCAGAGAGTCTGGAGAGCACGGTTGGACACAAACAAAATGTCGTCACCGTTAACCAAAACAGCTAAATCCTTAATCTTAATCCTCCTCTTCTTACCTTTCTTGTATTTTACTCCTTCGTCTTTGTCTCTTCCTTCGCAGTATGTTTCGAGTGCCATCCAATATGTTAATAGGTTGGCAATACATAATACGGGAAAACTTAAGGGGGAGCCCATAAGTTGACCATTTGTCTGTCTTACTGGATTCAATCCGAACTTATCCATATCTCTTTGTGAGACAGGATATTCGAGGACTTGTTCATACAGTACATGTCTCAGGAGGTTAGCCATATCAATGTTTTGAGTATGGTCCTCACCGTTAATGCGCTGTAACGCTGTCTCGAATATTGCCTTTGTGGCATTAATATTCAAATTGTCAGTAGCAGCAGAATAGTCTCCGCTGTTAAAGAACCAGTCTGGGTTCTTCTGGTCATTTGCGATATACTGTGTCATATCGTGTTCTGTCAAATATTTAAAATGTTCAACCGTCAACGGTTCTCCAATAAGTGCGAACTGCGGCTTTTTCCTAAGATAGGAATGCAGAGCTTTCTGCATAGGCATACAGGCTGCGTAAGTAAGGGGGTCCCCTTTGCTTACTAGCCTTACCTTAAGCGGTTCGAGAATTGGGGCCACAACGACTGCGTCGTTATG